GGCACTCAATGTCGCACTACTGGTATATAGAGCTAATTTAAAAGCGTTACCGGTACCCGTAGAGGTTGTAGTACCGCCGCCGCTACCGTTCGTAAAATTGTGTACACCTTGTAACAGTTCTTGTTTAAAAGAAGTACACATTGCTTGTGTAATAGCCATTATAATTTCCTCAAGATGTTTGCCAGTTCAATTTGGCCTTGTTTTTCTGCTTGGTTTGCAAGCGTCGTGCGATCACTTAATATTGCTTGTCTTGCGGTATGCACAATTACCCAAAACATTCTTTCTTGAAAAGCAAGCGCCTGTGCTTTCAACACAGGGTCTGTGTCGTCAGAAATTTCAATTATTTTTTTTACAGCAAAAGACGCTAATTCTTCTGGTGTGTGTCCTCTGTTTTCAGTAGTTTTCACTTCAACAGAGCCAACTTGATTATCTAAATTTACTGCAAACATTATTGTTTCTGCCTTATTACTTTACCAGTCATGTATTCATCGGTTACTTCTTTTGCTTCACCAAACATTTTAAGAGCGTTTAGAGCTTCCAAAAAACGTTTATCATACAAAGAAATTAAATCTGCTTCTCCCTTCATGTAAATATACGCCTCCAATAAACAACCATAAAGCAACGCAACATCCGCGTTTGTGCTCAACCATGTTGTGCCACCCTCTGCCCCTGCTGTCAAACTAGCCGGTCGATAAAGATAATGCAATTCTGCATTAAAATTACCGTTTGGAGTAGGTCCTATAATAAAGTTGTCTACGTCAAATTGTGCATAAAATCTAGGCGACCCTGTGGTAGAAGAATCAGGGTTAATTGTTTGTATAAAACTTGGGTCTTTAAACTCTAAAAAAACATGCTCACTTGATGAATTTATAAAAGATAACGAATAGGGAGCTAAAAAATCTGTGGGACAATTTAAATATTTGTTGCCTGAAGACAAAAGACCCGTTGCGTTTTTTCTAAAAAAACTTAATTGAACATTTTTAAGAATGCGTTCTTCGGCTTGACGTATAAAAATTGGCAAATTAGTAACAAAACCAGACTCATCGTATTCAGTGTAATCTTGAATAGCTGTTTTTAGTTGGGCGTATGTAAAGCTCATGTGGTAATCACCGTTACTTCTCCTACAACAGCATTTGCAATAAGTAAAACAGGGCTTGGATCAGGCACAGTGCTGACTCCTACAAACACTTTTAAAGGCTCCGTGCGATCTGGTCTTGCATCTCGCAAAGCTTGAGGGTCTACATCAGAGCGAAAAGGTCCTAATTGTGGTTGTTTTGGTTCGTATTCATCTTTGCCAACCAACATGCCCGTCCACTCTTTACGCATATCTTTGTACCGATATCGAAATCCAGATCGGTCAGATATAGCGTAAGCGTGTTTTCCTGAAGCATACTTTGCCATTTTAAGTCCTAAAGTACATATAGTTTGGCGTTATGTTGAAAGAAGCTCTATCTCTATCTTCATTCGCCGCCCTATCAAACTCTTCCTCATAAATTGTTTTTAACAATTGTGTTCTTTGAGGAGCTTTTTTAACCGATATATAATAAGCCAAACCCGCTGCAAGACAAGGAAAAAACCTGAAGGGCATGTCTACGGTGTTAGTATAATTACCTGCGTCATCTATGCGGGTTAAAGCATCATATACAACCACATCTGTACTGTTTTCTGGCGTAGGCCAAAGATTTAAAACAGGGGTAACTTGTCTATTAAGGAAAAACTGATTAGGTCTTGCTTGCGTAGTTTTGTTAGGTATGTTCAAAAACTCACTACGGCTTAATCTTGCCGCAGAAATATCGGTGTTATCCCGTCTTACTACTACGGATAAAATATCTATAATATCCGTTCCAAGATTGTAAGACGCAGTACCTGCGGTTACTGCTTGTGTGCGTTGGGTAATAGTCCATTGGTTCAAACCTCTATTTGCCCAATCTGCAAAAAGAATATTTAAAGACCTTCTGGCTGATTTTAAATCGTAGCCTGTCCGGGCCTCTAAGCCGCAACGCTCATACGCCTCTTCGATGTAATCATTTACATCTAGTTCAAAAGCTGTGGTCCCAGAAGTAGCCATTTCCGCATCCTATTCGTCTTCTGTCTCATTATCGTGATAAAGGTTGTCAAATACAATGGATGGGTCCATATAGCTTTCATGCCCCTCTGCGGAATGTGTGGTCTGGCTAGGGCGAAAATCAGGTGCTCCCTCTCCAGTAGCCCATAAAGCAGGGCTTGTAGCCCTTACTCTATTATTTGGCAAAGCCACAATATTACCGTACCAAGCTCCCGGCTCTGTAATATACATAACATGGCTTTGTTTATGTTGGGCAGGATCATCCGCAATATCATGGTCCGTATAATCGACGGTAAACATATATCTGGCAGAGTAAAATTCGTGATCAATTTTTGCAACCCAAGGACTACTACTTACACGATCCATCACAACTATGCCATGATTTCTCGACTCGCAATCCCACGGTTGTGCTAAATGATCTATCATTCTTTCGGGCCATTCATCCATTACTATATCCGCAACAAGTGCCTGTATGGGCATTCTTGCCCACATTGCCCCACCATGCAGGTTTGGTTCGTCATCGTCCGAATCTATTTCACATCCGGTAAAAACCACCTGAAAACTTAAACTTCTATCGGGTATTGTGTTTACAGCAATCGCCATTGCATGAAGATAATCTCCATGATGCCGCATGTGATTACACGTAAACTCTCTTCTAACCCAACAATTAAAATGCGGTATATTGCTTATTAAATACGGCATTCTAAGAAGTTTTAGTTACAGAATACCCTTTGCCTTTCAAAAACGCTCGTGCTTTAGCAACAGTCATTGCTCCACCTTTTGAGCCGTTTTTGCTTTTCTTTACAGCGCCACCTTTTTTCATACCTTTCGGATAAGACGCACCGCCTTTACGCATCATCTTAGGTGCGCCACCTTTTCTCATCATCTTAGGTTTTTTTCCAGCCATTTTTTCCACCTCACACTCTTGAAACTGAACCCGTAGTTACTTTCCTACGATTTGGCAAAATTGCACCACAACCCCTTGCAACTAAGCCCCCTTTTCTCATGTTCTCAACTTTTGCCGCTTTTGTATTAGAAACTACTTTTTGTTTAGATTTCTTTTTCTTTTTAGCGGTTGCCGCTCTTTCTGCTTTCGTTAAAGATTCTGCTTTGGATCGAGGCAAACATCTATCTGGTCGTTTTTTGTTCTTAGAAGTCCCACAAGGCCCTTTGATAGAACCATCTGTTCCAATTCGGACCCAATCTTGATCAAGCCATTTTTTTAACTCGCCCACAACAATTTACTTCCGTTTACGTCGCGAGGCTTGCTTCTCTTTTGCTTGATCTTTTTTCATCTTTTCTAAAACCTTGGCTTGACCTAAATGAAGTTTTGAGGCTTTTTTCAAACCTGCAATCACTTTATTTAAGTCTTTTGTATATTGTGCCATTTTACTTTCCTTTACGTTTACCACCTTTTGCTTTTTTTGCGTAATTAGGGTCCTTGCAATACTTGGAGGCCGCTAAATTTGCATAAGCAGAAGGATAAGTATCAAAAGTTCTTTTAGCCCACGCTTTACCTTCAGGGCAAATTTTACTGCCTTTTGATTTAGAAGAAACCTTTCCCCCTTTGCGAAAGTAAGTAACCTTCGGGGTTTTTGGTTTCGGACCTATTTTTACGGTACGTTCCATTAAGCATGGAAAGCGGTAATAGTAGTAAAAGTAGCTACGGTGTACTGAATATACACCCCGTCCGTAAACAAAATCCCCTCTTCAGGGATATGCACATCTCGTGTAACGGTAGCACTAGCAACAGTGCCCAGCTTCATTACAGAGGTGCCTGTTGGCGACGTTGTTAAAAAATCCAAAGTACCGTCTGTACCAGAATTAACAATATAAGCACCTTTTAAGCGCGATCTTCCCGCAAAAATAACATCTGCTGCTCCCGCCGCCATTCCAATAGAAACATTAGCCGCAGGTTGCGACGAAGCCGCCGCCGCAGTTATGGTCTTAAAATATTTCGTACCGGAGTGAGCAGTAGCTGCTCCAGAAAGCGTAATGACTTCTGTTTGGGAATCGCCGTTTACGTCCGTGCCTGTCAAAGTAACAGTTTTACCATTATCACCTGTCCCGGCTGTCGTACAGGTAATTAGCCGTCCTGCGGCAAAAGTAGCTACCCCACCATCGGTGTCCGTGCCATCTATTGTAAAATCAGTATTGGGACGGGCGGCGGCTGCTACAGAAGCAGCGTCCACTGCATTTGTGTCAGCAGTTATAAAAACTGCTTTTACGTCTGAACCTGCCATCGGTTATTCCTCTATTTCTCCACGTAAAATCATAGCTTTACGAGCAGCACTACCCTCTGGGGGAAGTGCTACCGTAGAACTTGTTTTAGCTTTAGCTTTAGCTTTCGGCTTGGTTGTTTTCTTAGTTTCACTAGATTTTGCAACCATCACTAATCACCTCAACGATTTTGTGCTGTATATAAATAATCAACAGTCATGGATTTAGTTCCAGTCGCAGACCCAGACAATTCCATAGCCCCGATTGTTAAATTCTCATCATCGGGAAGATTAGCTGTGTGCGTGGCTACAAGGTTTCTGTTTACAAAAAATTCAACTGAACCTGTGCCTTTTACGTGGAAACCAAGCGTAACGTAAGTACCGCTTACTATATCCACTCCAGAGTCTGTTGTGGTTGCGGTGCCGTCTTTTTCTGTTACACAGTCAATATTACTGTCGCCATCATCAATTTGGAAAACAATTCTGTCGGCTGCGGTTAACATGGCTTCTGGATTAGTAGCAAAATTAACGGTCAGACCAACACAAACGTCCATCGCATCGCCTTCTGCATCTGTAATGAACAGTTTTGTTTCAAACCAAATATCTCTTGACGAGGACAAAGCATATATTTCGTTGCCTTGTAGGGAAGCTCCATCGTTATCAGTTGTGGCTTGAGAAGTCAGAACCACGGTGCCATTTAGTAAATCTGCTCCAATAGCAGCAGTGGCACTAGAATCTTTCACTACAGTCCAATCATTAGTAGTGTCTAAAGTAACACCAGTAAAGTCGTCCATGTAGACTAAGTAATCGGGGTTTTTGTCAACGGGCAGGTTTTCAAACCATTTACGGTCTCCGTTTTTACCTGCAAAAAGGATAGGTCCGGTAAAATGAACAGCCATTTGTAGCTCCTGTCTTGGCTTTAGTCAGCCCCCAATGGGCTGTCAGGAAATCAA